ATTGCAACGTTTCTGACAGGTACGCTGTCGGGTATCATGTTGGGTTCTAAATCTACAGGAGGTAAGGACGATGGATCTTCTTAAAAATTTCGGAGGGTTACTTGGCTCAGTCGCGCCAACCTTGGCAACAGCCTTGGGCGGTCCTTTGGCGGGTATGGCAACGAAGGCACTGTCTATGGCACTCCTCGGCAACGAGGACGGGTCGGAGGACGATATACGGGCGTCCTTGCTTACTGCCTCGCCTGAGCAACTTGCGTCTGTCAAAAAAATTGACGCCGACTTCAAAGTCCAAATGAAGAGCCTTGATATTGATCTCGAGCGCATTGCGGTGGACGATCGCAAGTCGGCTCGGTCGATGCAAACAGAGACCCGCGATTGGATTCCAAGACTTTTGGCGGTGTCAGTAACCGTTGGATTCTTTGCCATCCTGATTTACATGCTTGTCTATGGCCTACCGACAACAGGCAATGAGGCATTGTTGTTGTTGCTTGGTGCGCTACAGACGGCTTGGGGTGGCATCATCGCATTCTACTTTGGGTCTTCATCCGGTTCTCAGAAGAAAGACCAGATGATCTACAATTCAACACCGAAAGAATGAGCCATGAAAGACAATTTTGAAGAATCACTCGCCCATGTTTTGAAATCGGAGGGTGGATACGTCGATCACCCCAAAGACCCAGGAGGAGCAACAAACCACGGTTGCACTAAAAAAGTATGGGAAGAGTGGGTCGGCCATGAGGTAACAAAAGATGACATTAAAGCCCTCACAGTCGCCGATGTCGCCCCGCTCTACAAAGCAAAGTACTGGGACAAGTGCCGCTGTGATGACCTCCCGCATGGTGTGGATTTTGCTACTTTTGATTTGGCTATTAATAGCGGTCCTGCTCGCGCCTCCAAGTTTCTTCAAAATGCTTGTGGTGTGGTTGCTGATGGGGCTATCGGCCCTGCTACACTTGCCGCTGTAGCAAAAATGAACCCGCGTGAACTAGCGTCCAAGATCTGCGAGGATCGGTTGGCTTTCTTGCAAGCATTGCCAACATGGGGTACATTCGGCAAAGGATGGGGTCGTCGCGTGGCCGAAGTCGAAAAGACCGCTTTCAACATGGTAGGCTGACATGGTCGGATTAACATACTCAACCTACGTTGAACAAATCGCTACGATGGCGGTCGTGCAATCGACCGACGTAAATTACCTCACCATTGTCCCATCAATGATTGATTACGCTGAATTGAGAATGCAACGCGATTTGGATTTTCTTTCGACGCAGATCAGCAATTCGTCTTATTCGTTTTCAACGAGCAACAACACATTGACGATCCCAACATCGTCGTTTGTTTCTTTGCAGACGTTTGAGGTTATTGACGGAACAGGAAACTCAACTCCGCTTTTGGCGATCGGGAAAGAATATATTCAAAACGTTTATGGCGGCGGCTCGACGACAGGTTTGCCAAAATATTTTGCAGTCTATGGTGGGGACAGCGCAACGACTGGTTTGACTTCGCAAAATATTCTTGTCGGGCCAACGCCTGACTCGACATATTCAGTTCGGTTGACCGGAACAGTTCGATCGACGCCTTTATCTGCCGCAAACTCGACAACGTTCATCAGCGTTTATCTGCCGGACTTGTTCATCATGGCTTCGATGATTTATATTTCCGCATATCAGCGCAACTTTGGCCGACAGTCCGACGACCCTCAGATGGCTCAAAGCTACGAAAGCCAATACCAAGCTCTCAAAGCAAGCGCGTTGGTCGAAGAAAACCGCAAGAAGTTCGAGGCGGCGGCTTGGACAGCCTACTCACCATCCCCTGTCGCTTCACCAACGAGGTAACCTCCAATGCCTCACGCAACGATGAAGCTGATCCCTGGTATTGATACCTACAAAACACCTGCCTTGAACGAGGCGGCGTTTTCAGAGTCTCAGCTTATTCGTTTTGTGCCCGACAGATCAGGCATGGGCCTTGTTCAAAAAATGGGCGGTTGGGTTGATTGGGCAACTCAAGGGCCAATTTCAGGCACGATTATGGACATTCATCCTTGGCAAAATTTGGTCGGGGATGCGGCTCTTGCTGTTGGGACAGAGGATAGTATTTCGGTTATTGATGAAGCGAACAGAAATAACAACGTTATCACCCCTCAGAAAACAACTTCTAATTCTCCGAAAAGCACATACACCGTAACAATAACAAATGCGACTCCAGCGGTGGTGACCGCGACAGGAAGCTCCTACCCTCCAGGAACTCCGATTGTATTTTCCACGACAGGCACTTTGCCTTCTCCGCTTGCTGTGAATACAGTTTATTATGTTGCTGAAACCTCTCCAACGCCAACAGCGAACGATTTTGGCGTGTCAACCACGGTTGGCGGAACTGGCATCGCAACAACCACAGCCGGAAGCGGCGTTCATACGGTGACCGTTCCGCTTGCCTCGACCACGAGCGGGTCATCCATCGTCACCATTTACGACACGGGGTTGGGCGTTCAATCTGTTTCATTTACCAATGGTTCTCCAACGGTGGTCACAGCCGCTGTTGCGCCAACCCTCGACACAGGCGTGGTGTTTTATGGCACGTCACTTCCGACGGAGGTCACGCAAGGCGTGACTTACTATGCCCAGCCTCTGACCGCCACAACGTTCAATATTTCGACAACGACTTTTGCGAGCGGCACCCTCACCCTTGTCAACGCGACATTGGCAGGGACAGGTACGGTTTATACCCCAAACCAATTGAAAGCGGGTTTTTCTTCTTGGGTCAAAACGCCGATCAGCATTTCAAATTTAATTGTGAGCGGGGTTTATTCAATTCAAACCGCTATAGCAAGTTTGTATTTTAACACTTATGAGATCAATGTCGGGATTGCCGCAACTTCAACAACAAACGTTTCAACGCTTCCAGAGTTTGATCCCGATGCAAATTTTTCAACGATTGTTGTTACCCAAGCCAATCATCCATATCAGGATGGGTTCACGGCAACGTTTCTAACGTCAACGACCTCTGCAGGGGTAACGATTTATGGCAATTATTTTACAACATATATCAGCTCCACCCAATATCAAATAACCGCCTCGTCTGCCGCGACGAGTAGCACTGCATTTTTTATGAATTTGGGCAGTGCGCAATTTGATTATTATTACAACATTCCATCAGCATTTGCCGCTTTGGGTTACGGCTCAGGGTTTTACGGTGGAGGCGGGTATGGGGCAGGTATTGCAATCAGTTATCCTTCTGCCCCAACAATAACGACCACCAATTGGACGATTAACAACTTTGGTGAGATTCTTACCGCAAACGTTCAAAATGGTGAGATTTATTATTGGTCGCCAACCTCAAACACAACAACGATGTTTTTGTTGGAAACCGCCCCGATCGCGAACACAGGCCATTTCATCGCAATGCCTTCGAGGCAAGTTGTGGCCTACGGCTCGACAGTGACAGGCATCCAAGATTCGTTGTTGATCCGGTGGTCGGAGGCAGGGGATGCAACCGTTTGGCAAGCCTCGGCGAATAACCAAGCTGGTTCTTTCCGCATTGCGGAAGGAAGCGCAATTGTTGGCGGAATTCAGGCTTCTCAACAGGCTTTGATTTGGACAGATCTTGCTCTTTGGGCGATGCAATACATTGGTTATCCAAATGTGTTTGGGTTTAACAAGCTCGCAGACGGGGTTGGTCTGATTGCGCAAAAGGCAGTTGGAATTCTTGGGAGAGCGACATATTGGATGTCTCCTGGAGGGTTCAACGTTTTGTCCGAGGGTGGCCCACAGGATATGGCTTGTCCTGTTTGGGATCAAATATTTCAAAATTTAAACACCAGTCTGGATCCGAATGGTTTTCCTTATAGTAATTTGATCCAGTGCGCCACGAATTCTATTTTTGACGAAGTGATGTGGTTCTACCCATCAACGAATTCAACGTATAACGATTCATACGTTAAATATAACACCCTCACCCAAGCATGGGATTACGGCACATTGGATCGAGTGGCGTGGTGCGATCAATCCGTCCTCGGACCACCGCTCGGAGCGGACAGCGATGGTTACATCTGGCAACATGAAATCGGATATGATGCTGGTTTTTCGCCAATGGTTTCGTCATTTGAAACGGGTTACATGCAATTGAACGATGCAGACAATTTGATCTTCATCGATCAAATCTGGCCTGATTTTAAATGGCAAACAACCGAACAACAATCGACGAATTCCGCAACTTCTGCGACTATGTATCTGACGTTTTATGGAGCGGATTATCCAGGCGACACGCCAACGCAGTACGGTCCATATACTATGACTCAACAAACGCAGTATTTGAGTGTCAGAATTCGAAACCGTTTGTTGCGTATTTCATGCTCCACGGCGAACGCAAATGGTGTTGCGTTGAACGGAACATTTTTCCGGATTGGCGCACTGCGCTACCGTGCTCAACTTGATGGGAAATTCTGATGGCAAGTCTTGACGATATCCTCACCACCCAGAAAAACGGCGTCATTGCAATTGGCGAATACCCAGCCGCATTGGCCAAGTTCGCGGGAACAAACAACTCAAAAGAAATCGCGGCGGCAACAACCTACCAAGTCAAAGTTGGCAAAGGGTGGTTTGCCAACATTGCAGTTCTTGTTGCGGGAACAACGACAGGGACCATGTACGACTCAAGCAATACCAACTCGCTGACAGGATTGCGGATTTACATCATCCCAAACACAGTTGGCGTGGTTCAAGTCCAAGTCCCGTTCGCAGACGGCCTTGTTATCACCACTGGAACAGGGCAGGTTGCTTCTGTCACTTATACGTGAGGTCGTTATGCCGCTGAAAAAAGGTTCGTTTCAAAAAACAATCAACTCCAATATTTCGGAGATGATGCATTCTGGTCACCCGCAAAATCAGGCCATTGCGGCGGCGTTGAACACCGCTCGGAACACAAAAGCAATTGGCGGCGGTCTTTACGCCAACATTCACGCCAAACGAGAGCGCATCGCCCACGGTTCAAAAGAGAAAATGCGGAAGCCAAATTCCAAAGGCGCACCGACCGCCGCCGCTTTCAAGCAATCGGCTCGGACTGCAAAGGCGGGTGGTGGAAATTTTGGGTTTCCAAAACCTCGCCAAGTTGATTATCCAGAAACTGTTCCAACTTTTGGAACTTCGCCAATGAATAAAGTGCATGAAGGCCCGATCCACTCTCC